GCTTAGACCTCATAAAGAGTCTACGCTAGAAAAGAACCAGGCTGACAGAATAGCAAGACGTAAGATGATTGCTAACAAACTTAAAGACTTGGATAAAGAGGTTAAATAATGCCTGATTACGCTACAGATTTGCTTAATCAAGCAACAAAAGCATATCCTTTTATTGCTAAACACAACCCTATGATTGTAGTAAATCCTGCTGAAAATAGAGGTTTTGCTGAATTATATCCAATTGGCGAAACTGGAGCACCATTACCTGAAGGTGGATTTAATAAACATCCGTCTTTGCCAATTGATCGTATTGGCGTAGAAGTATTTAGACCAAAAGATTTTACGCACCATGATTTAGCCGCTGAAATGCTACACATTGACCCTATGGCCAATCAAACAAGAGAAGCGTTAATTAAAACTTGGTCACCTGAACAACTTAAAACGCTAAAAGAACACGCATTAGATTGGCAAGCCACATTAGATGAAGGTCGACCCGAAGCCGATGCTATTAAAAATGCTACAGATGCAGCTTTGCGAGGGTATACCGTTGGTCAATGGCCTGAAGAAATTAATAAAGCATTGGCATACAACCCTGACCAATTAAAATCTTTAAACGCATTAAAGTCATACATGACTGCACCACTTAGTCGTAAAGAACTGATACAACAACAAATTGATAAAATCGAGTAGAATTAACTTATCTTAACTAACACCTTAGAGATAGATATGGCTATTAAACAACAAACAAATAATCCTAAAGGAAGACCAGCAGGTAGTCCTAATAAGTCAACAGCATTGGCTAGAGAAGCTATTGCACGTTTTGTTGATGGTAATGCAGACAAACTACAAGGTTGGCTTGATGACATCGCTGCTAATGAAAAGTTAGGCCCTAAAGTAGCATTTGATTGCTTTATGCAAGTAGCTGAGTATCATGTGCCTAAACTCGCACGAGTTGAACAGGTAGGCGATGCTGAAAAACCTATAGTTCATATATTTAAATGGAAGGATTAGTCGAAGTAGTCCATGAGTTTGATTACAAAGCTCGTGATGCTTTCCTAGACTTTCATTACCGTAAAGAACGCTGGGCAGTTTTAGTATGTCATAGACGTGCAGGAAAGACCGTAGCAACGATTTGCGACATTATCCGTAGGGCAATCACAGAAAACAAACCAAACGGTAGGTACGCTTATATAGCACCTTTCTACGCACAGGCTAAAAACATCGCTTGGGATTATCTTTTACGGTACGCAGAACCTGCTATTGCTAAAGCTAACCAGTCAGAATTATGGATTGAACTTATTAATGGAGCTAAGATAAGGTTATTTGGTGCAGACAATCCTGATAATCTTAGGGGTTTATACCTAGATGGTGTAGTTCTTGATGAATATGCTGACATGAAGCCTAGAATATGGGGTGAGATTGTTCGGCCATTACTGACTGATAGAAACGGCTTAAATGGATATGAGACTTGGGCGGTGTTTATTGGCACACCTAAAGGACATAACAGTTTTTACGATATATATAACGCAGCACAAAAGCATGAGAATTGGTACGTTAAGACGCTGAGAGCTGACCAATCTGGCTTAATCCCACAAAACGAACTATTAGATGCTCAATCGTCAATGTCATCCAATCAGTATGAACAAGAGTTTCTATGCTCATTTGAAGCTGCTATTTTAGGTGCATATTACGGTCAAGAGATGAGAAGAATCACCGACTTAGGCAGAATTACCGATATTGAGTATGACGATATGTTCCCATGTCACACAGCTTGGGACTTAGGCTTTAACGATTCGACAAGTATTTGGTGGTTTCAGGTAGTGCATGGTGAAATAAGAGTCTTAGATCATCACAGTTCAAATGGTCAGGCAATACCGTATTACACAGGTTTAATTAAGCAAAAAGAAGAAGAATTTGGGTACAAATATGGTATACATTGGCTACCTCATGACGCACGAGCAAAAACACTAGCATCTGGTGGTAANAGCATAATTGAGCAAATTTCGACAAAAATTGACATAAAACAGTTAAAAATTGTTCCAAATCTATCATTACAAGACGGAATACAAGCAACACGACTTGCATTAAATCGGACTTGGTTTCATAATAGATGTGAAGAAGGAATAGAATGTTTACGTCAATATCAGCGAGAATGGGATGATGATAAAAAAGTCTTTAGAGATCGACCAAAACATGATTGGACAAGCCATTCAGCAGACGCAATGCGTTATCTTGCAATTGTATGGAAAGACGAAGATGTTGCTGTTAAACAAGATGACAGAATTAGAGGTATTCATGTCGGCAAGACTGAAGTAACTTTAGATGAAATGTGGAAAGAAACACCTAAACAATTGAACAGGAGATTTTAATGTCAGCCGTAGCTCTTCCTTATGCAGTATTTTATGAAACCGTAGCACCTAGCCAAACAGCTCAANCATTAGGAGTAACTGGTGCTAAAGGCGATATTCTTACTAATTTAATTATCACTGTATCTGCTACTGCTACATCAACAGTAGCTTTATTAGATGGTGCAACGTCTTATTCATTAGTTGCAGCTAATACTCCAATAGGTGTGTATATGCTCAATTTTGATGCCCAATCAGTATCAGGTGCATGGAAGATTACAACAGGCGCAGGAGCTTCTGTATTTGCTACAGGTCAGTTTACTTAAGGATTTCTGATGGAACATACATACCAAGAATGGTATAACACGATTGCTCAGTACGAAAGAACGTACAAGACTTGGGAAGATCGCACCGACAGAATCATTAAGCGTTATCGTGATGACAGTCGCAGTCGTAACAATCCTAATGCTAAGTTCAATATTCTTTGGTCAAACGTACAGACAATAACACCTGCTATTTTTGCTAGATTGCCTAGACCTGATGTAAGCCGTAGGTTCAGAGATAACGATCCAGTTGGTCGTGTAGCATCAATGATGTTAGAACGTGCTTTAGCATACGAGATTGAGCATTATGGTGACTACAACTCAGCCATGAAAGCATCTGTTCAAGACAGACTTCTTGGTGGTCGTGGTACGTCTTGGGTTCGTTATGAACCTCATATTACAGGTGGTAAGACTGAAGGTGAACCAGATGACGGCTTTCAACTCACAGAAGATATTGATGAAGCTGAGACTGAAGGTGGGATGCACAAAGAAGATCAAGAACGCATTGAATATGAATGTGCGCCTGTTGATTATGTGTATTGGAAAGATTACGGTCATACCATTGCTAGAACGTGGGAAGAAGTTACAGCAGTTTGGAGAAAAGTTTATCTTGGTAGAGAAGCTTTAGTTGAACGCTTTGGTGAAGATTTAGGTGGTCGTATTCCATTGGATACAAAACCTGATAGTACAAAGACATTTAATGAAAAGATGGGTGAAGGTGCAAGTGAAGCTTGTATCTATGAGATTTGGGATAAAACAAGTGGTGAAGTCATTTGGCTATCTAAGTCAATGGGTAAGATTCTTGATACAAGACCTGATCCACTCAAACTAGAGAACTTCTGGCCTTGTCCTAAACCAATGTATAGCACAATAACAACAGATTCTTTGATACCTGTACCTGACTTTGCTTTATATCAAGACCAAGCTAGACAGTTAGATACATTAGCAGACAGGATTGATGGCTTTATTCAAGCGTTAAAGGTTCGTGGTGTATACGATGCTTCAGAACCTAGTTTACAGCGTCTATTTACTGAAGGCGATAACAACGCATTGCTACCAATTAAGAATTGGGGAGCATTTGCTGAGAAACAAGGAATGGCAGGTGCGATTAACTTAGTAGACATTACTCCGATTGCTGCTGCTTTACAATCTTCTTATACAGCAATGGATCAGGTTAAGAATCAAATCTATGAAATCATGGGTATTGCTGACATTCAGCGTGGTCAAACTGATCCTAATGAGACACTAGGCGCACAGATTATTAAGTCTAATAACGCATCTGGTCGATTAAAGACAATGCAACATGACGTAGTAAACTTTGCAACTAATTTATTGCAGATTAAGGCACAGATTATCTGTAATCACTTTACTGATGACACAATCATTAAGATTTCAGGTGCAATGCAGTTATCGCCACAAGATCAGGCAATGATTCCGCAAGCTTTAGCCTTACTCAAAGATGAACCTGCTAAGAATTTCCGTATAGAAGTGACTTCTGATAGCATGATTTATCAGGATGAACAACAAGAAAAGCAAGACAGAATAGAGTTTTTAAGTTCAGTTAGTCAGTTTATGCAAACTGCATTACCTACTGCTATGCAAGCACCTGAATTAACACCGTTACTCATGGAAATGCTGAAATTTGGTGTAACAGCGTTTAAAGCTGGTAAAGGCATGGAAGGACTCATTGACGAAACTGCTGATAAGTTCAGAGAACAGGCTAAACAAATGGAAAATCAACCTAAACCACCATCACCAGAACAACAGAAGATGCAAATGGAAATGCAGATGGCTCAAGCTAAAATGCAAGCCGAGCAACAACAAGCACAAATGGATTCTCAACTTGAACAGCAGAAGATTCAAATGCAAATTGAGTTAGAAAAGGCTAAACAAGAGTACCAGGCACAAGAAAACAGACTCAAGTTCCAATTAGAAGATCAGCGTAATATGAAAGAAGCTGAGATGCAGATGGAATTAGAGAAGTTGAAGGCTACTACTGAGAACAATAAGGCTATTTTGGTCACATACTTAGATAATGCGACTAAACTAGAAACTGCTCGTATTGGTGCAGGATTAGACGATGGTTCAGCAGCATATATTGAGAGTATTGAACAAGCTAAAATTTTACAAGATCAAATGGGGTATTCACAAATGGCAGACCATCCACTAAAACCAGCACTCGATCAGATGCAAGAAAGTAATGCTCAGTTAACACAAATGCTTGCTATCTTAATTGATAAGATGAATCAACCTAAACAAGTAGTTCGTGGGCCTGATGGTCGTATAGTTGGTGTNCAGTAATGGCAATAACGGTCAAGCACAAGTTTGTTAGTGCGATTCCTGATGCTGGCGATCCTACGATTGTTCAGCCGTCTAATTGGAATGATACGCATGATTTAACAGGATTTGGAACTGCTGCAACTCTTGATGCAGGTGTGGCTAATGGTGTAGCAACATTAGATGGTACTGGAACTGTACCTATTAGTCAGTTACCTAGTGCGGTACTTGGTGCATTAAGCTATCAAGGAACGTGGAACGCATCAACAAATACACCTACTTTGACATCAAGCGTAGGTACTAAAGGTTATTATTATGTTGTTAATGTTGCTGGTAGCACAAACCTTAACGGTATTACTGATTGGAATATTGGCGATTGGGCTGTATATAACGGCTCTGCTTGGCAGAAAGTAGACAATACAGACGTTGTTACTTCCGTTAATGGATATGTAGGTGCTGTTGTATTAGGATATGGTGATATTACAACTGGAGTAGTAGCAGTCGCAAATGGTGGAACTGGAGTAACGACATCAAGTGGCGCTAATTCTGTAGTTTTAAGAGATTCAAATCAAAACATTACTGCTAACTCTATATCTGAAGGTTTTTCTAATGTTGCAGCAACTGGCACAACTACTGTATTAACAGTCGCTTCTGTACCAAATTATGTTGTTACAGGTTCAGGCGGTCAAACTTACCAATTGCCTGATGCTACAACCCTAACAAGTGGTGCTAATTACACATTCAATAACAACCAAAGTAGCGGAACAATTGTTGTTAAAAACAACTC